ACCATGAGTTCTGTATGCCTCTGGATTAGCTCTGTTCATTCTATCTATAAATACAAAGTAACCTTTACCTGTTACCATCTTAACTTTAAGCGCACGTTGGTATCTATCAACAGCCTCTTCATCACCTGCTTCTAATTGCTCGATGAACTTATCTGTCACTAGCCAACCAATGTTACAATCATCTGGGTTGTTTAATGTATGTGCTGCCACTTCCCAGAAGTCTGTATGCTCTAGCTCAATGTATCCTGCCCATGCACCTCGTCGTGTATTTCCTTGCGACACGTCTCGGCTAAGCTGGATATAGTCTCTAAGGACTGGCAATACCCCAGAAGCATTACCTCCTGAACTGATTGAATCTCCTCTGCCTCTAATTGCGCCAAGATAAGATGAAGTTCCAAAACCGTTTTTTGTAAGTATTGCAGTTTCTTTTTGTGATTCGTAAAATTCATATACACTATCTCCTACATAGTTACCTGAACAACTAACTGGACATCCTCTGTTTGTGCCCATGTTAGCTAAGACTGGTGTAGAACAAGCTAGGTGTCCAGACCAGAGTAGGTTAAAGAATACTCTATCCCAATGGTCTTTGTCAACCCCCATATGTTTGGATGCTGTACTACTAATTCGTTTATAAATACTATATAAGTCTGGGTACTCCTCTGTTGTGTACTTCTCTTTAAGTAACTGCCAAGCAGAGGTACTATACCATTGTGGTAGCTTACCTGTAGCTTGTAGTTGCTTTCGTTCTGCGCTTAGTTCTTCGTATATACTCTTCATATTACCATTCAAACCTTGTCTCTTGCCAATCCCTATTATAACTGTTCCCCTGTTTATGGAAGAAGTCATGTAGTTGTGGCGTGTTAATGTTTTTATAGAACCACTTAGAGATAGGGTCATAGTCTACCTCATATAGTGGGTCTAGCTTTAGTTGCTCAAGACAAAGGTTTAACCTAGCTTGAATAAAATTCTTCATCTGTAAGTCTGTGACACCTTTAATCTCTCCCTTCTCAAATATCATATCAATGATACGAGTTTCGTGTTCGTAGATTTTAGCACAAGTCTTATAGATTTTCTTATCTAGTTCTTTGTTGTCTAGCTGCTCACTCTCTTCCCGTAGTGTATTGAATAACCAAGCACCTGCTAGGCTGTGCAGGTTCTCATCTCTTACACTAAAGTTAATACCTGCTGCCATGTTGACTAACTTGTTCTTGCCCTCAGCTTGGAAGTGCTTTAGGAAGGCGAAGTTAGAATACAGTACAGCACCCTCTACAATAGAACCAACTGCTAGTGAAGCTAACGTATCATCACCATCGAACTGCCTATCTAACCAGTCCATACGACCACGTAAGGTCTTATCTTCTACGTAGCTGTTATAGAACTCCTCAGTATTTAGGTTAAGAACCTCGTTAATCTTGTTATAGAAAGGTGCGTGTACGTTAAGTTCGAACATACCAAACACAGAAGCCATACGCTGTATCTCTGGTCTTTGGAACTTGTTACGAATGAAGTCCAACCAGTAATCATTACCTACGTGTGTCTCATATAAGGTAAATAGTTTTAGTACAGTAACTACACCGTGCATCTCTGCCTCTGTCAGATTGTTGTGTAGGTCATGTAAGTCCTTATCCATACCAATCTCTTTAGCAGTCCAGAAGATGTCCTCTTGCATCTCTGCGAACTGCTCTGCTTGTGGGTATGCAATAACATACGCTTCTTGTTTGTCTGTAATCATTTACTTTTCCTTTACAAATATACCATCTACCATCTGACCCCTACGGTCTTTAATATCATTATACGCATGTTCCAAACACTCGTCAATAGATAGCTTGTGTCTCTCTGCTATGTTGACTAGCACTACAATAATGTCGCCAATATCATCAATAGGGTTTTGCCCTGTAGATAGTGAGTCTACTAACTCAGTTACCTCCTCTATCAACTTCTTTACTTGTGCTTGGTCATTAGAACCACCAATTAAGTTCCTTGCATAATGCCAATTAGCTATCTTCTTAATAGTAAAAGTAGCTTTAGGGTTTTCATCATTCGTCATTGTATTCATCCTCTTCCATCATTTGTACTATCTCGGCTTTATATATAAGCCCGTAGCCAATAATCCACTGCACTAAGAATACGTGTTCATATATTTTATACTTAGGATTAAATATATCATCATACTCTACATAAGTTGTAAACCCTACGAACGGTAGCCAGAAACCAAATAGGTTCTTACCAAACAATTTAATTGGGTTACTAATATCCATTACCTACTCCGTGTTTCTAGTATCTTCTCAAGGTAGTGTATAGCTTTCTTAATATCTTCTTCTCTACTGCCTTTGTCTCTGAGCAAATACTTAAGTGCATTACCCTCGTAGAAATCTAAATGGTAAGCATCAATAATATCCCAAGGTTGTATTAGGTGTTTCTTATAGTGGTCTCCACCTACTTGTTTGTCACTACTCTTGTTAGGTATATCAAAGTTCTCAGTATCTACTTGGTAGTGTAAGCCATCATTTCCATTCTGTCCAATAATATCTACCCTACTGGTAGCTTTACCGCAAGCACCTTTGTTAATTAGGTCATACCTTCCTAACTCTGCAAACTTAGCCTCATCACTATTCATACTTACCTCTCAAATATTCTAAGCTAATAGGCATCTCATCAAAGCTACCATTATTAACTTCGTTTAGCATCCAGATACCTTTCCAACTACCATTACCTTGACTGCCTAAGTAAGCCTCATCATGTTGGTAAAAGATACCAGCAAAGATACCAGTCAATGCAGTGCCATCACCACGTTTACTAAACGCTATGTCTCTATCTTGCACATGCCCCATCACACAGCTCATGTGTTTCTTAGTAAGCATTGCCCTAGCACTTGATACTGGTCTGCCCATAACACCGCTAGTAAAGAAGTGGCAGAAGCCAACACCGTCAATGATTACTGGCTCTTTGTAGTCGATAACTTCCCAGTCACTTAGGTTTAAATCCTGATAACCAATAACATCTTCCAGCACTGCATCACATTCCACTGCACGCTCAATACGTTCTTCATGGTTGCCCATCGTGAACACCATACGTGGTTGCCATAACTTCTTCTTGTTGCGCTTCAACCTTTTCATTTCTTTCTTGATAGGCTCTAAGAATAAATCCATAGCTAAGTTGCCAGATTCTATATCATCTTTATATCGTCTACCTTCAAAAGACTTCTTACCTTTGTCATAGTGAGATAGGCTAGGCATATCCCAATGGTCTCCAAGGTGTACGATAACGTCTGGTTTCTTGTCTGCTATATACTTACCCGCATACAACAAGTGTTCCATAGGTACATCTTTCTTCATCTGTGTATCGGGTATCACTACTATCTTAGTCATAGTCATAATCCTCTAAGTAATCTAAGAAGGCTTCTTTATGTGCCTCTATTGAGTCGCTATTAAAGTCTAACTCAAGTTCACTATACTCTTCGTCTGTTACATCTTCAACCAATCCTTCGGGTAGTAAACCTTTAAGGTATAGTTCGTTTAATAAGTCAGTCATTTCAGTTACTTCTAACACGCTTGCTTTACCTCCACACTCAGAACAGTTTCTACCGTACCCAACTACTTCATAATCTGGGTCTTCAGCACCACATTTGTAACATATCTTATTCACATTTCTCATCCTCATTCACCCATTCAATAGGAACTTTGCCAATAGCGTGCTTAATCTTACGCTTGTCACACCACTCACTATACTTCTGTGTTTTCTTTTTAGTAGTCCACCCATCTTTTTGAAACAGCATACGTATATCTAAGTTTGGGTTACACTTAATAACAGATTCCATCTTAGTCCTGTCACTAGGTCTAAACCACCCCTTCACTTCAATGTATATGCCATTGGACAATCTAAAGTCTGTGAGGTACTTAGCCTTTTGCAATACGTGTTGACTGCCACAATCTAAACACTCCATCTTCCTAGTAGTTCGTTTGTTATATAGTAACGTAGTGCATTCATATGTAAAGTCCTTCAAGTCTTTGGCTACACGTTCTTCAAACTTACTCCTATACTTGTTCATAAAGTCTCGTCACCCCTAATATCCATCGGCATCTTCACATCCTTTTGAAGCATCCAAAGAAGCTGCGTATTCTGTACCATCCGTTGATACCAACCTTCCCCAAACTCATCTTCATATCTACCTTCGACAGTAGCATCCCAATCCTTACTCTCAGCCAGTATCTTCTCAGCTTTCTTAATCCCGATACCACGTATTCCGATAATGTTATCAACTTTATCTCCCATTAACATTTGCATATAGAACCAGTGCATACCCGCTTCATAAGTAACGTGGGTAAACTCTTTCTTAACGAAGTTATAATGTTCGCCCTCGACCATAAGTAGGTCTTTGTCTATGCTTGCTATCATTGTGTTGTCTGTTTGATTAAGTGCAAGGGCATCGTCGGCTTCCATGCCTTCGATAACCTCTGCCTTAAAGTGCTTAACCATATAATCCCTTATGGCTTGGTAGTGAATAGGTTTAGCTGTATCTTTACGATTAGCTTTG